CAAAATAAGCCAATAAAAAAGAAAACCAGTAGAGGGTGGATTTCTCCACCCTCTTTTTTTATATCTTTATATTTATAGATATGATCAAACTCAAAGACATACTAAAAGAAGCCAAGCTATATTCCTTTAATATACGTGAAGTATTAGAAAAGTTTTTGCAGTTTGACGGTAAAACAATAGTATTGTTTGACACAGAAACCGTTGGCTTAGAACCAAACACATCATATATTCAAGTAACACATATTGCTGCTATGGTATATGATGGTTCAACATTCAATGAAATCGGCGAGTTTAGCAAAAAGATAAATATTGGACCTGCACTAAACAACGCATTAAATGATCCAAATAGTGCTGAAGCAAAACATCTTGGTAAAGAAATGGCACGCAGACAAAAGAAGTATGGTAAGCCAGACCTTCATCCAAGAGACGCACTCAAGATGACTGGTTATGATGTGCCAAACGCAGAAAAGCTTGATGAAAAAGAAGCACTGATTGAGTTTGAGAAGTTTTTGGATAGATATCAGAATGTTGTGATATTAGCACATAATGCCACATTTGATATGAAAGTTATTGCGGCGAGAAGAAAACTACACGGCTTGCCGCCAATGAAGACATATCCTGTATTAGATACAGTGAATATATCCAGATTCTTCTTCATCCCAGCATTACAAGCATTAGAAACAAATCCAGAAGCCAAACAAGTTCTGGACGGCTTGCTCGCTAAAACAAAATACAAAAGCTATAGCTCAAGTCTTGGTAAGTTAGGTCAAGCACTTGGAGTAAAGATTGATGGATGGCACGACGCCAAAGAAGATGTCAAAATGCTTATGCAAGTATTGAAAAAGATCATAGAGTTCCTAAAAACAAACGCAGGAACAGACATAAGAAAGTTTCAGGGAAAAGCAGCAAAACGCTTCAGAAACATGAAGTTTTAGTACAATATTCATATATTTATACATATTATGTTAATACCTTGGCAAACCTACTATCAAATAAACAAAAACAGAATGCCGTTGAATAAGCTGATGGAGCAATATGCTCGCATCGTGCGTGATTTCAACGAAGAAATGGCGGCAAGACAAGCAAACGCTGCACCTGGCGCAGGCGCTGGGGGAGAAGACGGAACGGGACCAACCCCAACCCCAACGGCAACCCCAGCACCAACGGCAACCCCAGCACCAACGGCAACGCCTACTCCGACGCCGACTCAATCCGCTACACCGGCACCAACGGCAACACCAACGGCAACGCCAACGGCAACGCCAACGGCAACGCCAACGCCATAACTTATCCAGTAAAAAACAAAAGCCCCGATTTCTCGGGGCTTTTTTATTATCCTTTAAATTTATAGATTATTATATCACCTTCATAATTGTGAAAGGCGACTTCAATTAACCTTTCCACGATTCGCCAATCTCCGCCACCTAATCCACATCCCATAAGATATGGAAATCCAATATTTGGAACTGGTAAATCTTCATCATTCTCTACAAGATAGTTTTTCATTCCTTCAAGAGCATCATACAACGCATTGTAGTTTGTCATTCTGGTTTTTGAGCCATACAAGTTTTGACCATAAAGGTTAAAAATCTTCTTGAAAGGATTTCCATCCATATGACAAAAACTATAACTTCCAAGCACTGCCTTACCATCCTTGTATGCCATAGTATCTGCGTGATATGCCTTGGGATACATTTCTTTTATGCTTTTGGCAATACCTGCTCCAAATATGTTTTGGCAGTTGGCTTGATGAGCAATTACTTCAACGTCCGTTGCTGTAAGCAGATTACCATCTTTGTGTATTAGTTTTTTCATAAATTTTATTCAAAAAAAGAACTGGTGTCTGCACCATGATGATCCACTGGGCTAAACTTGTTTGATTTAAGTTCTCGCACAATCTCATTCCATTCAACAGGTCGCTTTTTCCAATCCCATCCTACATCAAGACGCTTAAGACTATTATCCTCTTTCATGCTTCTATGACAATGACCGTGGATATTATACCCACCATCCCCCATATGATTCCACGAAGCAATAGGATAATGAGTCAATACAACTGGCGTGCTATCAATAAACACTTCCGCATAATGACCAAGAAAAATAAATGGACTATTTGGATATGGAAGAGGATACATATCAATATCATCTGCAAGCAAACCAATATCATTTCTTACTTTGTCATATAGTCCCTTGATACCAGCACTATGATTGCCCCAAATATAGTAATGTTGTTTACAAGGTATGGTTATTACTCGCTTCGCATATTCTTCCGAGTTTGCTCCAGCACCGCATACCATATCGCCAAGATTGAATAGTATATCATCTGGACCAATATGACTATACATCATATCAAAAGTATGCTGAACTGCCTCATTTACATTGTTGTAAAAGCGAGGATTTAATATAAATGGCTTGTTGTGTCCAACGTGCAAGTCGGACACAAACCATATCTTTTGTTCAGAACTCTTGAATGATAACTTCTTCACTTGATGGTGCTCTTGAAGTTTTCGACCAAGCTGGTGATATTCATCTTTCCTACTGGGTTCATGCTATGCACAACATAGTGCGGAAAGTTCGTGTCTTCATCCATACACTTTTCAATCAGCCATTTAGCACAATGATATCCCGTTCTCTCTTTGAATTCACTTCTTGGGTTAGCACCATAATGCTCTTCTGCGAGGTCGTGATCAAAGGCAACAAACGATGGAATGCCATTCTTTGAGATATGCTCAACGAATTGATCATAATTACGCACAATTTCCCAAGGACCATCTGGTAGTTTTACCCAAGTCACTTGCTCCGGTTCTCTTACATCATCAAGAAATAGTTTATACATAAAAATAAAATATTATTCTAAGTATTGTATATGTCAACCAGAATATAATTTTTATAAAAATTTCCTCAAATAAAAAGTATTGACAAGACGATATATCTAGATAATTATAGTTGTCGTTCTTTGAATCACTTTTAGAAGCGTGTAGGGTAGTTAAAAGAGTCGTTGTTTGTAAAACTTGCGACTATTCTCACATAACATCATAGTAGGCATCAAGTTTTATTCTTGTCTAAATAGCCGAAGTTGTTGGGATAGGATGAAATACCCGAATGTATTTCCGGTGCCGGTGCCCAAACACCTAGCCCCTACACGTTTTCTATCTTTATTATGGGCGTGTTCTGGATTCTACTATATAGTGTAGATGCAGTCCGCATGCACAGAGTCTAATGCCTCTGTATAATACCCGTTGGAAAAAATAAATGCTAAGAGAAATCTTGCTAAGACATCGTTCCTAAGCGTAAGCCGTAAGAGCGAAGTTGCTGTAGCCTAAGTTGCTACCCGTTTTATCTATTGACGCAGATATATAGAATAAAACGCTCGACCATCTGCTTGCTGTTGTAAGGACGAGGGTCGTAACAACAGCGAGAAACACGAGTCCTCAACTTCTAAGTGGTGCTCTACCAAACTTAGTCGGATTATAAGAGATAAGCATGTATATGGTTGTAGTTATATTATACAGCACAGGGGTTCAACTCCCCTCACGTCCACCATTTTATATATTGACATAAAAGATTTTATATCATATAGTTATCGGTACTTTGCGAAAACCGTGAAGAATAATAACTAAATATAAAATAAATATGAAGAAATATATTACTAAACTAATCGTAGGATTGATTGCGATCACATCAGTTTCTTTCTCCCAGACAGTATCGGCTACTGCTGGATTTGAGAGTGACTATGTATTTCGTGGTGTAGCTGGAGGAACCAATGTAGGTACTTCCGAAGTCACCGTCAATCTACCATCTAAGACCAGCTTGAGTGTCGTCGGTCTATGGGATTTTGATAATCTAAATACAACCGTTCGTGAACTTGATGTGGCCTTGACTCAAGGATATACTATTGACAAGGCAACTACACTCAAGGTTGGTGGCGTGGGATATTTTTACCCCAAGGCTGCACCAGCAAAGGGCGAAACAAATTATAGTGTTGAAGTGTTCGGATCTCTGGCTTACGATGCTTTTTTGAGCCCAACCGTAGCAGCAGGATATGACCTGAATCTGCGTCAGGTGTTTGCTGAAGGCTCTCTCAGCCAGCCAATCAACCTCTTCCTGCTCGCCAAGGGATTCAAGCTGGTTCCTGCTGCTACTCTTGGATGGGTTGGTGCCAAGGATGCTCTACCAGAGCGCCGTGGTGGCCCAGTCAAGGATTCGTATTATTACCTAACTGGTAAACTGGACTTGGTGTATGAAGCCAAGAATGTTGTTGTTGGTGCTGGCTATCGCCATAACTACCTCAACAACTCTGTCACAACCAACAATAGTTGGCTTGGTGGATTTGTTACCGTCAAGTTTTAATAACATATCATAAACTGGTTATAATCAAGAGCCTCACACGAGGCTCTTTTTTATTGATTTGACAACAGCATTTTACCGTATAATATGTATGCTATGATTTTACCATCTAATATTACTCCATCGCTATGCTGTATCCATACAGGACTACAAGAGCATAAAATCAAGTTCAATGTAATGACATATGCCCAATATAAGAAGTTGGGTAGCAAGGTTGCTATGAAAGTGCTTGCTGATCGTTCATTGAATAATATTAAGACTATTCGTGCTATTCTTGGAGAGTGTGAGGTTAATAACTGGAATTACCGCATTGGTAGTAATGTTTTTCCATTGATGACGCACCCAGATCTGGAGTTTACTGTGGATGATTTTTATAACGCCGAAGAAATATACTCGGAATTCAGAGCAGCCGCTAAGATCATACAGGACAATAACATTCGTTGTAGCATGCATCCTGACCAGTTTGTTGTACCTGCCAGTCCAAATCCAAAAGTTGTTGAAAACTCTATACGAGACTTGGATCAACACGCCATGATTATGGATATGCTTAATTTACCTCGTTCATACGAAGCACCGATTAATATTCATATGAACTGTTATAACAATGGTAACTATGCCGAAACAACAGATAGATTCCAGAAAGTATATCATAATATGAGCGACGGTGTGCGTAGTCGTTTAGTGTTGGAGAACGAAGACAAACTAAAGAGTTGGAGTGTAATGGCATTATATGAAAACACATACAAGCGACTGGGTATTCCAATTACATTTGATAATCTGCACCATATGTGTAATTCAGACTCAACCAGCGAAGAGTTTGCGTTTGATACAGCACTATCAACTTGGCCAACTGGAGTTATTCCGTTGTTTCATTTCAGCGAGTCATTGCCTGGCAAAAATCCGCGTGCTCACGCCGACTTTCCTACTATGATGCCGTCTATTTATGCTAACTACAAAGGCAATCTACATCTTGACTTCGAGTTCAAGATGAAAGAACTTGCTATAAATAAGATTTCACGCGAAAGTTTATTGACAATCTGCGAGTAATCTACATACTGTATTTATCTTATTCAATATAAGAATAATAAAACACAAAAAATATACGCATATGACTAAGACAACCAAGACAAAGAATGGCCGCAAAATCAATACATTCGTCAAGAACGGAAAGTATTCTCTTTCTTTTACTCGCCCTGTAAAGGGTGTAAAGGATGAGATTATGCATCTTAGTGTGACTGGTATCAATCCCGTCACCAAGAAGATGAACAAGGTTCGCCTTGATGGTAGAGCAGTTGCTGCTTTGCGCCGTATTCTTACCAAGTAATATTGTAGAATATTGATATATCAAAATCCCCCAAGTTATTTTGGGGGATTTTTTATTGACACTTAGTATATCCATAGTATGCTTGTTCTATGAAAATAGACATACAGTCTATAGATAGAAACTCTTTTATGGTTCACCAGCATCTCGTTGGTGAGCACGAGTGCTATTTGATTCAACCTATTCATATCGGAGCGACTTGGAACAAGCAGAATCTTATCTTTAGATCTTCACTGTGGGATAAGGAAGGAAATCCTGTTTCACTGAGTTTCAAGAAGTTTTTTAACCTTGGTGAAAAGCCTGACATATCACCCACACCGTCTTCTCTCGTTGGTTCAAGAATGATTGAGAAGTTGGACGGTTCTACGCTTATATTCTCAAGATATAAGGGGCATACTGTTATTCGTACAAGAGGAACGACAGATGCTCGTAGGCAAGAAAACGCACACGAAATAGATGTATTGCTAAATAAGTATGCCAAGTTTATATCATATCTTGAAAAGCAAGACACCACTCAGCATTCTTATATCTTTGAGTGGCTATCTCCTACCAATCGTATTGTATTAGATTATGGCAAAGAGCCCGATATGGTTCTTATTGCCGCAATTGTACACGATGACTATTCGCTTGTAGACCAGCACTCACTAAACCATATTGCCAGAAACTATAACTTTCGCCGCCCAAAGTTTTATAATTATAACTCCATCGACGAATTACAGAAGGCAGTGGTTGATATGCGGGACTTTGAGGGCATATGCCTGTATTACAACGACGAACAGGATATTCTAAAGATCAAGAGTGCTCAATACTTGTATCTGCATCGCGCCAAGAGTGAAATCTCAAGCATAGAAAAGGTAATTGATGTATATATTGATTGGTTTATGGACCGTCATACACTATCTCACGAACCTACTGGCTATACTGAGTTCTTTGATTATCTTACGCATAAGTTTGACTACGAAATAGCAAATATGGCAATCGGGCATATTTCACGCATATGCGATGCGATGAAAGAAGTTCATACCATAATGAACGCACTGTTTGCTTTTGCCGCCGCTCGTTCTAAAATGCCACGCAAGTTTGCTGCCGCAGAAATATTACAAGCACATGGCAGCACAGGCAGATCTGCGATTGTATTCAAAGTGCTTGACGGTAAGCCAATAACAGCAGATGACTACAAGAAAATCTTATACCAAGTTCTTAAATGATCATCACAAACTTTCCTGCGAAACTAAAACAAACTATGAATCTCGCAACGATGCTATTCGTGATGCTAAAAGAATACTGACAGAGTATCGTAGTGATAGAATACCATACAAATGTAGTTATTGCGGATATTGGCATCTTGCTACAAAATACTAATATTTATTTATGATGACAAAAACAGCACATACAGACAAAATCGCCAAGCGTCTTGAAGTTGGAGATGTTGTAATATCTTCAACAGGTAAAAAAATGAAAGTAACCGCCGTAATACAAAAGGTTAATAGAACCGTTGTATTATTTGATGATGATATGGAGATTGACTTTGACCCATACTTCAGGATTGAAAAAGTTATACCTGCCAAGAAATAACACTTGACTTTTTATATTATTGTAGTCATAGTTATATCTGAAAGGATATATTATGAATGTTATCTCTCAACCAGTATTGTGCCTAAATAACTTATGGCAGGCTTTGAATACAAAGACTGTCAAGGAGGCTCTTATTTCTATGCTGGGTGGGGTTGATGGCAACAATCCGCCTGCTCTTGCCATAGATATGAACTTTCGTGTGGATGAAAATGGCAGCGTAGATTGGGATAATCCAGAATATGTACAGCCGGTTGATTGGGAAACTTGGAAGAATCTGCCTATAAGAGATTATGATTTGGCTATACATACTTCTAATATGACTATTCGGGCTCCGCGAGTAATCATACAGCCAAACTATAGCAAGATGCCTGTAGTTACTCCTCGTCCGACCAAAGAAAGCATTCGTAAACGTGATGGTGGAGTATGTCAATATACGGGTCGTCAGATTTCTTGGAAAGATGGCAACATTGACCACGTTATTCCTCGTACCAAGGGCGGCAAGAATACGTTTGAGAATATGGTATGGTGTCATAAAGAAATCAACAGCAAGAAAGGTGATAAAA